GTTCACTATATTGCCTTAAATAAAACATAAATAGCACATTACGGTTATTTTGATGAAATAATATAAGATGAATAGAAGAATTAGAAGAACAGTTGTAGATAAACCTACACAAGAAGTTCAGAAATATAGAGATAATATTCGTGTTATTAAGTTAGCCGAAGCACATAACGATCCTGAAATAAAAGAGGTAGTTACTTCCCGTGGAGAAGAGTTTGTTAAATGGGGTTCAAAGAATGACTACTATCAGAATCTTATATTACGTTATTTAGGTAGCCCTACTAATAACCGTTGTGTTAATGGTATCTGTGACTTGATTTATGGTCACGGACTGGAGTGTACTGATGAATATGAGGAAGTAAATAAATTCAAGCAATACCTTGAAATGAAAAGATTGTTTAATCCTCACGAGGTTCGTAGGGTTATTCAAGACTTAAAACAATTAGGACAAGGTACTGCTCAAGTTATTTGGAACAAGGATAAGACTAAGATTCTTAAATTCGTTCATACTCCTACTGAAACCTGGAGAGCTGCTAAAGCTGAGATGGGTACTATCAAGAAGTATTTCTACCATCCAAATTGGTCTAAGTATAAGTCAGGAGACAAGCTAAAGAGTCTTCCTACTTTTGGACACGGATCAAAGAATGAAACTATTGAGCTTTATATCTTCAGACCATACAAAAGTGGTTACTACTACTATTCACCAGTAGATTATCACGGTGCATTGCAATATTGTGAGTTAGAAGAGGAAGTATCAAACTATCACATTAACAACGTGCAGAATGGTATGCAACCATCTATGCTTGTTAACTTCAATAATGGTGTTCCTCCTGAAGAGATACAAGAGTTATTAGAGCAAAAGATTACTGATAAGTTTGCAGGTACATCTAATGCTGGTAGAGCTATTATAGCGTTTAATGACGATGCTGATAGTGCTGCTAACATAGAGCCAATACACTTACCGGATGCTCACGCACAATATCAATTCTTATCTGATGAAGCTCGTGAGAAGATAATGCTTGGACATGGAGTTGTTTCTCCAATATTGTTAGGTATTAAAGACAATACCGGTTTTGGTAACAATGCTGAAGAATTACGCACTTCATCTATCCTTATGGACAATATGGTTATTCGTCCATTCCAAAACATTATGATAGATGGCTTAAAAGATATATTATCCAAGAATGGTGTTTATCTTAACTTATACTTCAAGACTCTTCAGCCAATTGAGTTTACCGATGTTGAGAAGATTGCTACTCGCATTAGAAGAGAAGAAGAAACTGGTGAGAAGTTATCTACCCAAGTTAAGATGGACATTGATGATGATGAAGCACACGACTTGTTTGAGCAGTTAGCTGAACTTGGAGAAGAAGTTGATTTGAATGATTGGGAATTGGTACACACAGAAATTGTAGATGATCCTGACTTTGATTTCGACATAGAGAACTTTAGTATCTCAGCAGCACCCAATCAGGACTCTTCTCAGGACCAATCTCCATACAAGGTAAGGTATGCCTACATGCCAATGAGAAAGTCTCCTGACAGTCGTGATTTCTGCGTTAGAATGGAAGGCTTTACAGAGCGTAATGTTGTATTTAGAAAGGAAGATATAAATATGATGTCTTTCCGTGGAGTCAATAAAGAGTTAGGTCATAAGAGAAGGAATTACTCACTATTCAAATATAAGGGTGGAAAGAATTGCCACCACTATTGGGAATTGAGAGTATATAGGTCTAAGGTTGCTCCACAAGACAGAGTTAGTGAGAATACTATTGAACCAGTTAATAATCCTAAAGAAGTTCCTATTCGTCCTGTAGATATGCCAGGAAGAGGAGCATATATCAAATAAGATGAGTAAAGTATTATTTATAAGTGTTGCTGAGTTAAAACGCAAGACTAACATTGATGGGAATGTAGATGACGATAAAATCGTTCAATATATTGAAACGGCTCAAGATAGGCACGTTCAGAATTATATGGGTACTAATCTATATCGTGCATTGCAGAATAAACTCGCTGGTGACACTATTGACGATGTAGAGAATGCTGCGTATAAGACTCTGTGGTTAACGTATATTAAGCCTATGGTAACTTGGTTTGCTATTGAAAGTTATCTTCCATGGGCAATGTTTAAAATAACTAATGGAGGCTTACAGAAACATCAATCAGAGAATGCTATTTCTGCTTCATTAGAAGAGATGAGAGTATTATTAGCAGAAGCAAGGGAGAATGCGGAACATTATACAAGGCGATTCATTGATTATATAAACGATAATCCTTCTTTGTTTGAAGAATATTTCAATACTAACATTAATTCAGATATGCGACCTGATCGTGATGTGAACTTCACAGGTGGCTGGGTTTTGTAGATATGTATAGACCGAAGGTAAAGAATGAAGACAAGCTCAATGCTTTTATAGAGAAGCTTGAGAAACAAGGTGTATTTAAAGAAGAAGTCAATGATAACAAGACTACAAAAATATCCAGCAAGACTTCTCGCTTTAGCCTTTGATGATGAAGAAGAATTTCAGCATTGGGCAGAATTACTCTCTCCTTATGATGCCAAATATTGGCTAAATGAGTTTGAAAAGGAGGAATTATATGAGTTTTGTGCGATTTTGCGTGATGTTATTAACAAAAAACAAAATATTATCGTTTATCTTTACAATGGATTACCTGATTAACAAGGTATTAAAAAAGTAAAGATATGATTACTCCAAAGAAATTATCATCCAACTATCATAGATTTGACATTGATGTTGAAGCAACAGATGAGAAGTGGATGTTTACTTGTTCAGATGTTCACTTCGACAATCCTAAATGCAATAGAGAATTATTCTTTAAGCACATGGATAGAGCATTGGAACTTGATGCTATGATTACCATCACGGGAGACTTCTTTTGTATGATGCAAGGATTGTATGATCCAAGAAAATCAAAGTCATCTATTCTTCCTGAACACAATCACGACAACTATTTAGATTTAGTCATCAATGATGCAGCGGATAAAATGATTCCGTATGCTAATAACATCATTCTAATCTCAAGAGGTAATCACGAAACAAGTGTATCTAAAAGATGTGAAACAGATGTAATGGAACGCTTTGTAGAACGGCTAAACCTTCTCGCAGATAGCAACATTCAAATAGGAAATTACTTAGGCTATTACACGCTTAATTTCTCCTACACAAAGGGAGGAGATAGCAAACCTATTAATGTGGCTTACTCTCACGGACATTGGGGAGGGATAGTAACTAAAGGAGCGTTAAGCGTGATGAGGTATAGTGCGATGTTTCCCGATGCAGATATAATTTTCTCAGGACATACGCACGATTCTTACATTATGACCCAACCGAGATATAGGATACGCAATCAAGCATACAAAGTTCAAATAGAAAAGCAATGGCACGTCAAGACTGGCACATACAAGGAAGAATTTGCCGAGGGTAGAGGATGGGCTTCAGAACGAATAGGTGTGCCTAAACACTTAGGCGGAGCATTTACAAGATTTGACTACAAGAAAAATAATCCAATAACATTCGAAATCACACTAACACACTAACAAACAAACAATGAAAACAGTAAACAGTATTTCTGGCGGTAAAACATCAGCTTACATAGCTGCTAATTACCCAGCCGATTATGATGTATTCTCTTTAGTTAGAACTGATGACAAATCTTGTTTATTCCCAGACAAGAAACTAAGACAAATGGTAGAAGATAGGATTCAAAAGCCGTTTGTTGGCACTTTAGAAGATGATGTTATTATCCACACGATTTTTGATTTAGAGCAATACATAGGCAGGGAAATAACTTGGGTAAGCGGTAAAACTTTCGATGAGATAACTCAAAGAAAAGAAAAAGTTTATTTGCCAAATAAGGTTCAAAGATTTTGTACGGTAGAAATGAAAATAGAACCAATGTTTTATTGGTGGGCAGAAAATATAGGGGAACCAATAGAAACAAGAATTGGTTTTAGAGCTAATGAAACAAGGAGAGCAAATAACATGATGGAACGATGCGATGAAAATGGTTTATCAATATTCAAAGCAACATTTGAAAAACATCCAGATGGAAGAAATAAATGGGTTGATGTTCCATATCAAAAACCATCATTTCCGTTAATTTCTGATAATGTTTACAAAGACAAAGTAGAAAAGTATTGGAAAGACAAACCAGTACGTTTTGCGTGGATGAATAATTGTGTTGGGTGTTTTCATAAAACTCCATTATTATTAAAAAAAATGTTTGATAAACATCCAAACAAATTAGAATGGTTCGCTAAAAGAGAACG